GGCAATGCGTAGGTGTCATGTAAAGAATCCAGTTAAGATTCAATTGAGCATGGATACCGAAGAGGCCCAAACCAACCATCATACAGGCGGACATACAATGGGTTCAGATACTATTTGGGTCTACGCCAATAACAGAAACTTAGTTGATATATTAAGAACTGTATTCCATGAGATTGTTCATGTTCGTCAAGGTGAACTTGGAATGATTGATCATGGTGACAGTTATCCGGGCAGTCCCATTGAAGTTATGGCTGATGCTTTAGCTGGCAAGTATATCAAAATCTATGGCGAGAAGAATCGTCACATCTTTCAGTAAAACGGTCAATTAACCCAAAGAAATAGTTGCACTATTTCCATGGTTGCTATATAATCAAACAATAAAGGAGAACACATGTCACGTACTTTTAATGCAGAAGCCAAGGTTAAGCTTACCCAACTTATCAACGAAGGAATCAGTGTACTACAGGAAGTAGATACACTTAATGAAGGTCTTAACGATACAGTTAAGGCAATCGCAGAAGAACTTGAAGTTAAGCCAAGTGTGCTTAAGAAGGCTATTAAGATTGCTCACAAGCAGCGTCTTAACGAAGAAAACGAAGCCAACGAAGAACTAAACACTATTTTGCAGACAGTAGGTAAAGCGTAATATATAAGATATGTCTTATATTGATGCAGTCTTAGATAACAAATCAGACAGAATCTACGTAGTAGAACGCTCTCCTTCGGGAGAGCGTCTTTACAAAGAATATCCCACTAACTATGTATTTTACTATAGCGATCCTAAAGGTAAGTATCGCAGTATTTTTGGTGATCCAGTAAGCCGCTTTGCAACTCGCAAGAAAGCAGAGTTTGAGAAGGAAAGAAGGATTCATAGGGGCAAGGAACTCTTTGAAAGTGATATCAATGTTGTTTTCAGATGTTTGAGTGACAACTATCTAAATCAAGAACCTCCCAAACTTCATACAGCATTTTTTGACATTGAAGTTGATTTTGACACTGAGAGAGGTTATAGCCCCACGGATGATCCATTCAATAGTGTTACTGCAATTTCAGTATACCTAGATTGGCTAGATCAACTAGTAACGCTTGTTATGCCCCCAAAGCATATGAGCGATGAAACTGCACAGGAATTGACGAGTGAGTTTGAGAACTGCTTGTTGTTCCGCAGTGAAATTGAAATGTTTGAAACATTCTTTGCACTTATTGAAGATGCAGACGTTTTAACTGGATGGAACAGTGAAGGGTACGATATTCCCTATTGTGTGAATCGTGTTACTCGTATTATGAGTAAGGACGATACTCGCAAGTTCTGTCTATTGGGTCAACTTCCAAAGCCTCGCACATATGAACGTTTCGGTAAAGAAGAAACTACTTACGATCTTGTAGGTCGTATTCATATGGACTATCTACAGTTGTACAAGAAGTATAACTATGAAAGTCGCCACAGCTATTCACTAGACGCAATCGGTGAAATGGAAGTGGGTGAACGCAAGACTCCATATGAAGGAAGTCTTGATCAATTGTATAACAAGGACTTTAAGAAGTTCGTAGAATATAACCGTCAGGATACTATGTTGATGGTTAAGATTCACAACAAGTTAAAGTTCCTTGACCTTGCTAACGCTCTAGCGCATGAAAACACTGTATTGCTTCCAACTGTTATGGGTTCGGTGGCAATGATTGAAATGGCAATCTATAACGAAGCGCATAGTCGTGATATGGTTGTCCCCGATAAGAAGCGCAAGGATCACTATGGTGAAGAGCAGCAGGCAGCGGGTGCGTATGTTGCTGTTCCAAAGAAGGGTATTCATGAATGGGTTGGCGCAGTTGACATTAACAGTCTGTACCCTTCCGCTATTCGTGCTTTGAACATGGCTCCCGAAACAATCGTGGGTCAAGTTCGTCAAACACTGACGGACAAATATATGTACGATAAGGGTATTGCACTAGCTAAAGAAAAGCGCAAGAAAAAGAACGGCGATGATGCTGATGCCGTCACTGGTGCTATTCTTTGGGAAAACTTGTTTGGTTCATTAGAATATACTGCTATTATGAATCAAGAGCGTGGCACAATGCTCACTGTTGATTATGAAGATGGTCGCAGTGTTGAAATGAGTGCCGCAGAAATCTGGAAGATGATCTTTGATAGTCATAGACCTTGGATGATCAGTGCTAATGGCACGATCTTTACATATGAGAAAGAAGGTGTCATTCCCGGTTTGTTGACTCGCTGGTACTCAGAACGTAAGAGTATTCAGAAAGAAGCAAAGGCTGCGTATGGCACAGATAAGTTTGAATATTACGACAAGCGCCAGCTAGTTCGTAAGATTTTGCTTAACTCTGCATATGGTGCGCTACTAAATGAACATTGTCGTTTCTATGATAAAAGAATCGGGCAGTCGGTTACGTTGTCTGGTCGTCAAATCACTAAGCATATGATGAGCCAGATAAACGAAATCATCACGGAAAAATATGAACATGACGGCGACGCTATCGTGTATGGTGATACCGACTCCTGTTACTTCTCAGCATATCCTGTTCTTAAAGAACAGATTGATAATGGGCAGGTAGAATGGAATAAGGATTCATGTATCGCTTTATATGATCAGATTGCAGAATTGACTAACAATAGCTTCCCTGCATTCATGGAACGTGCATTTCACTGTCCTCGTAAGAATGGCGAAGTGATCAAGGCTGGTCGTGAACTTATCGGTGACCGTACTCTCTTTATCACTAAGAAGCGTTATGCGATTAACATCTATGACCTTGAAGGTAAACGCCAAGACTTAGATGGTAAGATGGGTAAGGTTAAGGCTATGGGTCTTGATCTTAAACGAGCAGACACTCCTAAGTATGTTCAAGAATTCTTGATGGAAGTTCTTATGATGGTACTAGGCGGTAGTCCTCGTGATGAAGTCATTGACAAGATAAGAACGTTCAAATCCTGGTTAAGTGAACAAGATAGTTGGACTAAGGGTTCTCCAAAGAGTGTTAACAAACTGACATATTATGGTGAACTTGAAGCACGAAGCAAGACAGGCAAGGCGAATATGCCCGGTCACGTTAGAGCAGCACTAAACTACAACTATCTTCGCAGAATGAATAATGACCAGTATAGTCAAAAGATTGTTGATGGTATGAAGGTTATTGTTTGTAGCTTGAAGGACAATCCTCTTGGATTCACTAGTGTTGCATATCCCACAGATGAACTAAGACTTCCACAATGGTTCATTGATCTACCATTTGACGCACTTGATATGGAACGTAAACTAGTTGATGAAAAAATTGACAACTTACTTGGCGTATTGAATTGGAAGATTCGTCAAGATACCAACACTAATAGTACAGTGGGTGACTTATTCAACTTTGGTTAACAACATTGTTGACTTTCGCATTAACTTCCACTATTATACACTATGGAATTACCTAAATACTTTAGAAGGAAAAACTAATGAAAGATTATTTACTAGACCTTATCCAGCATACTTATGGGCTGGGCGTAGTTGAACTTGTTAAGATTGAAGGTTCTGATACTGAAACTAAAGTTGCTGCTTATGCAGAAGACAAGTCAGTTATTGTAACTGGAACATTCAAGAATCCTATTGATGGATTTCAGGGCGTATTCGGTATGCCTAACTTGAGCAAGCTAAAGACTATTCTTAGCTTTGATGATTATGATGATACTTCGGTCATTAATGTCACCCGCGAAGTAAGAGACGGTGAAGATATTGCTACTGCTATTCACTTTGAAACTAAAACCGGCGACTTCGTTAACGATTATCGCTTAATGTCCAAGAATGTCATTGAAGACAAGGTAAAGAATGTTACGTTCAAGGGTGCAACTTGGGACGTTGAATTTGAACCTACTATTGCAGGCATTATGCGTCTTAAGAAGCAGGCAAGTGCTAATAGCGAAGAAATCAACTTCAAGACTAAGACCGACAACGGTGACTTGAAGATTTATTTCGGTGACCCGTCAACTCACTCGGGTAACTTTGTATTTCAGCCTGATGTAACTGGTAACTTGAATAAGGCATGGAACTGGCCTGTTAAGGTATTTCTTGCAATCATGGATCTTCCTGGTGACAAGACTGTCCGTTTCAGCGATGCAGGCGCCGCCGAAATCACTGTTGATAGTGGCATTGCAAACTATCGTTATCTTCTCCCTGCACAGGCTAAGTAATGATTAAATCAATCGCCGGCTCTGGCCGTTACATTAATGTTATGAATGGGTATTCTCTTAATACCTATATTAACAACAACGGGGGAATGAATGTAGGTGATGTGAGATATAATCCTTCTACTAACAACCTACAAGTGTGTGATGGCTATAGCTGGGTAGACTTGAGCATGGGTCATTCTATGGTCGGCTTATTCCCGGAAGCAGAAGATGCAATAACTTGGGCTATTCGTAAAAGACAAGAAGAACTTGAATTAGAAGACAAAGCTAAAGCTAATCCTGCTATTGCTGATTTGGTTGAACAGAGAAAAAAGATTGATGAACAAATCAAAGTAATTGATATCTTAACGAAAGATAATAACGTTGGAACAAATTAACCTTTCAAATAGTCACAATCCCGATTGGGCCTTGTTTCTGCCTGCAATCTCGTCTTTCTTCATTAGCGGCTTAGGTAAGCAGCGTGAAGGTGAACAATATTTTGACCCGGCGAGAATTCCGGCTGCATTTAACGGAGACGTTGAGTGTCTGAATTTCTTTAATAGTAAAGAAGGCCTATTCACCTACAAGTGGGGATTGTATTCTGCTGGCCACGCCAATCTTGATATTACTAAGGATGACAATAACGAATCCATTATTCGCAAGAGAGAAGAAGGTACTTTTCTTCTAGGAGACTCAGGCGGATTCCAGATTCTTAAATGTCAGTGGCCAGCAGATTGGAAGGATCCTAACTGTCCTCGTGCGATGAAGAAGCGACAGCAAGTTCTTACTTGGATGGACGAGTACATGGACTATGGTATGTGTCTTGATATCCCATCGCAGTCGTTGACCACATATCATATCGAGGATCCAAAGACGCAGAAGAAGGATCCAAAGACTAAGAAGGGTATTCCCGGTACTGGTAAATCGGCACATGGTATTGCAACTATTCAGGATGCAATTACTGCGACTCATATCAATAATGAATACTTCATTCAAAATCGTGATGGTCGCTGTAAGTTCTTAAACGTATTACAGGGACGCAATCACGGACAGAGTGATGCTTGGTATGAAGAAATGAAGAAGTATTGCGATACCAACATCTACGGTGATCGTGCTTTCAATGGCTGGGCTTTCGGAGGCCAGAACAAGATTGACATTCACTTGATGCTTCGCAGACTTGTTGGAATCATTCATGATGGCTTCTTAGAAGAAGGCAAGCACGATCTTATTCACTGCCTCGGTACTAGTATCATGGAATATGCTGTCTTGTTTACGGATATTCAGAAAGCAATTCGCAAGTATCATAATCCAAAGTTCCAGATTACGTTTGACTGTGCTAGTCCATTCTTTGCTGCTGCTAAGGGACTTGCTTATAACAACAATACGTTTGAGCATGACACCAAATGGACTTATGCAATGGAGAAGACTGCGGAAGCTAAGAAGTATGCAACTGATACTCGCAAGTTTAGCGATGGTGTTTTAGAAGACAAGATTCATAAGGTCTTCGCTGACAGTCCAGTAACTGACAAATTGTTGATGAAGGATATTTGTTATCGCGGTGTCGGTTTCTTAGGCCAGCACGGCAAAGAAACAAAGACTAGCTGGGATACTCTTAGCTATACATTGATCCAGGCTCACAATGTCTATCAGCACATGATTGCTGTTCAGGAAGCAAATCGTCGTTATGAACAAGGTATCAAGCCTAAGATGGTTATGGACCCTCATGGTCATCTTAATTTCAGCGATATCGTTGATGAGATTTTCTCTCTCAAGGATCGTGAAAAGAGTTTAGCGATGATTGATCAGTATGATAAGTTCTGGCAGCAATTCAAAGCTGGTCAAGGATTCAGTGGCAAGAAGACTGTCAACGCACATACTATGTTTGATCAGTTGTTTAGCTTTGAAGCTCCTGACACTGATCCTGAATATGATGAGGTCATTGAAGATAGCGATGATCTTATGGCAGAAGTTCTTGACCAAAATAATTGATAAAATTTACAAAGGTGTTATAACAAAAACATGGATAACGTAGTTCAAGCACAAATTGAAAAGAGAAGTAGAATCTGTGACGCTGCCAAGCGCATGATTTGGGTCACATTCCAAAGAGAAGGTATTCACAAGTATCCCGGTGCCGATGTTGATCCTAATCTAGCGACTGGTGACGAATATGATGTTAGTTTTCTAGGTTATCCTCATCGTCACATTTTTCACTTTAAGGTGGCGATTCAAGTATTCCACAATGACAGAGACATTGAGTTTATTCAGTTCAAACGCTATTTAGAAAATCTATATGGCAATGGAGTGCTTAACCTTGATTATCAGTCTTGTGAAATGATCAGCGACGGGTTATATGAACATA